GCTTCTGCATTTTCGTTTAATTTTTCGTTTTCATAATATTCAAACATTTCATCGATGATATGAAATAGTTGATCTTCAGTCACAGAAACTTTTTGATTAAAACGAAACCTTTTATCGAATTTCATGTTCTGTTCTTTGCCAAACATCTGATGAAATCTTTTGGTATATTTTGATGGCTTAGTTTCTTTGCTGTCACCAGGCGCATCTTTGTAAGCGTTTGGATCACCAGAATCCATTTCGCCTTGTTTCTGGAACTGTGCGTCTCTCTTTGCCTTTGTAGACTTTGCTAAACCTTTATGATACTTCGCAGGTTGTGTACCTTCACGATCTTTAATATCTTTGTCCTGACTTACTTCGTTTAACCAATTCTCAAAGATAATATCGAAGGCGTCTACATATAGTTCTTCTTTCTTCGAAGACATAAAAGCGCGAAGTCTTTCACGCTCTGCCTTTTGAACCTTAGGCATAAGTCTCTTTGCAATTGTGCTAATCGCAGCTTTTCTCTTTTGAACCAGAGAATCGATACGCGCCTTTTCTCCAGGAGAAAGACTTGCATATGATTTACCTTTTTCTCCAGCAACTCTTTTGCGAATAAATCTAATCGCCATTCGTCTGGATCTTTTTTGTAATTTTTCTTTAGGCGCAAGTTTGCGTTGTGCAATAAGTCTACCGCGACGAATCTTTGCCTTTGATCTACGAATAGCCATTGCTCTCTTACGGCGCTGTGCAAGAGTCAATACTTCTGATAATAGACCTTCTGCCTCTAACTCTTCTGCAATCTGCATACCGTCGCGCACATTGTCTATAATTCTCTGTGCGGAAGATTGTAGTTTACGAGGAAGGCCTTTCTTGAATTCTTCTACATTGTTATCAGCGGCAAGTTCACGCATCTTAGATGCTGACATACCTGATACATCGTCTGCATCAGGATCGCGTTCGCCAGCAGAAACAACTTCGATAGATTCGAAGTTATAATCTTTACCATTGTACTTGGTCAATAATGTTTTAAATTCATTTACACGATCAGAACCGACCACAAGAATAATCTTCTTATGCATACCTTGTAGTTCTTGCATTGCCTGCATGATAGTCTTTGCTCTTGACTCTGTAACAATGTTACCAAAAGCCTTCTTCGCTAAACGAATTTTTGTTTTATAAGGAAGAGGGTTCTTTTTTGAATCAAAAGAATGTGTGAGAAATACATGAGGCATTGCTGCATTTTGTCTAGCAACAGCCATTACCTTATCGACCAACTTTTCATGGCCGATTGTCATGGGATTCATTCTACCCCATGTAAACACACCTACATCAGATTTTGCTTCGTTTAATTTAGGATTTAATTCGATTGTGTTCTTAACAAGTGCAACTTGTTTCTTCGAATCTTTTTTATCTTCTTTCTTGTCCATATCTCTCTCCTGAGGGTTGCCTTGGCCTAACTTGGAGAAGTTAGTCTATTTGAACATATTTATATAAGCGTCACTTTGCTTCTGCTGGTACTGGCGCTGATGCCTTTTCTTTAGCTGCTTCTAAAAGAAGTAATGCCGCTGCTTTGCGTGCTTCCTCTTCTGCTGCTGCCTTTTTAGCGGCTTCTTCTTCAGCAGCTTTGCGTGCTGCTTCTTCTGCCGCTTTCTTTGCAGCGGCCTCTTCAGCTGCTTTACGCGCTGCTTCTTCAGCTGCTTTCTTGTCAGCGATTACTTTTGCATTTAGTGCTTTAATCTCGTTTGCTTCTTTACTTGAACCAAATATACCAAGACGCTTTGATACTACTTCAGGAAGTATGCCTTTTGCTGCACAGGCTCTTGCATCTTCCATTGTACCAAATGCATACACTTTGCCGCCACTGTGGAACTGACCTTTTTCATCATAACCACAATCATTGCTTACAGTCGCATAACCTACACTACCGGCTGCGACAACTGCTACTGCGGCGATACCAATAATTGCAAATTTTTTCATTTTATTTCTCCTCATTTTTGCCAACCCTTTTTGATTTCTGTAGAGAAGTTGGCATAACTAAATTGTAGCCTATCAACCAATTTGACGGCATTACCTTTAATTCTATCAACTGCAACAAATCCTTCTTGACCAGTTACCTTGTAACCTTTGTCTGTCAGAAGTAATGTGTTGATAGTTTTCGCTTGATCCATTTTCTTTATGATAATAAGTTTTGCTTCAACTATCTTATCCATAAGATCAAAGATCAGTTTTATTTTGCGTTTATCTACTGTAGCAAAATATGACATTACACTTTGTTGACGCGCTGATACAGCCGATTTGCCTCTTTCAGTTTTCTTTGATCCTTTTTCTTGTTCAAAGAAATCCATTAGACTTTTAACCAAGTCGTCTGTAAGTTTCGCTGTATTACCCATACGCTGACCTTGACGAACCTTTGAATTCAAGAAGGTCTTTACACGCTGAAGTAATTCATCATTTTCCGATATGCCGTTAAGCGTCTTTCTATCTATCTGTTTAAAAATTTTGCCGGCATCGGAAAGATGTTTGGTGATTTGTTTTGTTTCACTATCTGTAAGAGTGACTTTACCAGATACATCACGGTAGACTGCATCAGTTGACCATACTTTAGTAGAACTGTTTAGACTATCTGCAATAGGTTTTGCAAATGTAGCCTTCATAGTTTCAAAAGAATCACCTGTATATGTAGTGTGCCATACAACACCTATTTCTGAATTTTTAATTTGCTTTCCCAAAGCAGAGTCAGACGGTACAGCATAGACAATGGTATTAGGATGAAAAGTAACATGATCCACACCATCATAATTGATAGACCCGAGATCAGCCTTAGTAAAGAGCAGGTCGCCTTGTACGACTCCTTTAATGCCGAGAGAAGAGAAATGTTTGAGCGCAGTTTTAAGTTTGACTGCCAAATCTCCTTTTGTGTCTGCATCAACATCAGCTTCTGTCTTATATACCTTCGGATTTTTATTAAAAACACCTTTTTTTGCAACGAAAAATTTTCCATCACTTGGATCCACTCCTGCAAATATGGCGGGCGCTCCGTCCCACTTCACTGTTGTATCAATAGCTGATTTTGAATTACCAGCCAACATGTCTCGTAACGCACTTAAGAAGTTAATCGATTGTCGTGCGCCATCAACTCCACCATTTAACACATTGTCTTCAATGTGCTCCATGTGAGTATTCTTTTGTTCTGTAAGATATGAATTAAGTCTAAGCATTTTATGATATCTTTATAAAAGGAGCTGACATTTCTGAATTGGATGATGCATAACTAATAGCTGCACCAATAACTTTTTCGGCATCTTTTTTACCGACAAGTGAGATTAATTGTGCGCCTAAGTATTTACTCAGGTGCCAATCCCAATCTTTTCCACTAATTTCTCCCACAAATTTATTATAACTAAGAGGCCTGGTTTCTATATCTTTGTAGTATTCATAGAATTTCTTGTTTAAACCGTCTCGGTTTTTATCAAACATGATCTTAATCGCTTTAGGATCATCTAAAGATTTACCTGATAATCTTTTGACAATAGCGTTAACAGGACCATGAGATATTTTTCCATGGTTTGCGTACTTACCTTTTATCTCGCCTTGCCAACCAGAACCAACATTGAACGTTCTAAACTGTACTTCTCCTTCATGATATATTAGATAAATGTCTTTAGACGCAAAGAAGCTTCTTCTTCCTGTCGTATACCAAGGATTTTTAATTTCATATGTGCTTCTATCTTTTGTAAGATTTTGTTCTGAAAACTTTGCAGAAGAAGTCTTCTTCAGAGAAACACCAATAATTTGTTTGTCAAAAATTCCTTTGAGTAGAATTGAATTCAACTGAATAATAGAATCAGCGCCAGAGAAATCTTCACTACTACTATTAGACACCATCCAAATATCAGCAGGTGTCCATTTGTTAGGGTTAGAAAATTCACCTTCTATTTTGTTTGCTTTTTTAAATCTGGTTTCGAGTCTGTCTACCCACGAACTACCTCTATGAAACTTATAATTCTTTACACTAGAATATTTTTCATAAAGTTTTTCTGCGGTGACAATGAAACTTTTAATCCAGTCTTCAGGAGGATCATTGATCATCTTGTCAAGAGGTTCAGTAACATCAACGTGTTTATAGGCTCGTTTTAATGAGTCTGCATCATATTTGCCGTTTTCATACCATCTAGCGGCACAATATAAACACTGTGCTGATTCGACAAGTGCTGTCATCGCTGCACCTGCACCTGAACCACCGCCTTTTGTAGATTTAATTAGAATACCTAGACCAGATGGTAATTCGATACCACCAATTGAACTACCAGACATATCTGGATTAAACTTCGCACCAGCAAGAGCATTCTGTATTTTTGCCATTGCATCAGTTCTAGGTTCAGAAGTAACAACGATAACTTTCTTACTGCCTTTATCTTTTAATTCAATATAACCCAATTCAATAAGTTTAGATTTGAGGTCCTGCATTGTTTCAAGGGCCTCTTTCATTGTTATCGCCATAGTTTCCTGCCTAACAAAGTTTTTAAAAGATTTCATTGTTTCCTCGCAATCTGTTGCAAGTATTTATATGAAAGAAAAAGAGCCGTAAACGGGTTACGGCTCTTTCTGAAGGCTCTTTAACTATATAGGATATAAGTTTTATCCTCAAGTCTTGATTACTGAGCTTCGTTTATATTTATATCGGAAACGACATAATCTTGACCATTAGAACACCTAATAAATTTTTTAAGCGCCATTGATTTGTACTCTTCCGCTGTTGCTTGATATGCAAAATATATCATGGCGTCTACTTTAGTGCCATCTTGATATTCTCTAGTTTCTACCGCGCGCCACATAGCCTTTCCCTTTTATCTACTTCTTTAATCCAAGAATATGGAACTCCAGACAACCTTTCTGCGACATAAAGGACATTTTCATAGTCGTACTTAGATCGTCCTTGCTCCATAATGTCTGCTTCTCGTAAAGCATCAATAATGATTTCTTTAATATTCTGTTCCATCATTCTTCTCCCGTCCGACAAGTTATCTATTTATATTCCATTTTTTACATTAGCACGAGAAATCGAAGTTTCAAGTTCTTCAAGTGATTTAGAAATTCTTGTCAATTGATCACGCAAATCATAACAATAAGCGTCCTCAAGATCAGCGTCAAGAGCATATACTACGGCTAGTTTAGAACGAAGAGTTTTCGCCAATGAACTCATTTGCCTTAAATTGACTCTCTTCATTTCTCGGTTATCTGTTTGAATGTTCATTTCGATTCGCTTTCGATTCGTTTTCATAATGTTAATATATGTGATTCGGTTGAAAATGGCAACAAAAAAAGGCACTCGAAAGCGCCTTTTTTCTTTTTAAAACCAATGGGAGGAGGTAACAGAGAAAGTGAGAAAGGAAAAACCTCCTCCCTTAACTGGTTAAGCAGCTGCCGCTAGAGCGCGGTAACCGGCTGCAACTACAGCGCGACTAGGAGTACCTAGGCGATAGAAGTTGCGAGTTTCACCCTTCTTGTTAGTACGAGCATTGCTATAGATAGCATAACCCGTTTGACGAAGTGTGTTGACCATCGCAGTAGGATTGGCGACGCCGAAACGTGCGCGAATCTGCTTTGAAGTCATTTGCTCGCCTGCCTTGAAAGCCTCAAGTACGCGAGAAGTCTTAGATGTAGTCATAATATTATACCTCATTTCAGTTTAAGATTGACAGTCTTGCTGCCTGACACCTTAGTGTTTCGTCCCTACGGACTCATCAGAGGCAGTGAGCAGTTTAATGTCATGCTCAGGACGTTCTACATAAGCTCACCTTTCAACGTATAACATATAGTCCTTGACGTTGCGGCATGTGAGTCGCCATCTCCTTTGTATGATCAAGATGAATTTCTCAATCATTTTTATATATTATCACTCTTTATCATCTTTGTCAAGTGATTTTTCATTTTTTTCCCATATCGTTTTTTTACTAAAACCAGCTTCTAGTTTGTATATCTTATTGCCATCGCCATCATATTCCCATTCCCGATCCGCTGGGTCTAGTTCAATATTGATATGCTTCTTTGACATAATCACTTCCTTTTTAAATTTGGTGACCCCAAGGAGAATCGAACTCCTGTTTCAGCCGTGAAAGGGCCGCGTCCTAACCGCTAGACGATGGGGCCCAAATATGGTGCTGGCACCAAGACTTGAACTCGGGACCTGAGGTTTACAAAACCCCTGCTCTACCAACTGAGCTATACCAGCGTAACTTACTTATTAACTCTGTTTAGAATAATTTTATTGAGAGTTTCCTCCAATTCTCTAATATCATTCACACGAGGATTTTGGGCTACTCTTTTTACAGTTTCCCAATCGAAGACTGGAAATTTGGTCTTCCAAAGATCCATTGCGTCTTTTCGATTCGTTTCATTTAAGTTCATCAACCCCAGTCCTTCTTGTCTCCCATAGACTCATTGTAATCATAACCTGCATGGTAGGCATCAATCTCAGCATTAGTCATTTCTCTAATGCCTTTCATAGTACTGTTGTAGGTATCTCCTACAAAGTAATGAGGATCGCGTACACGGCCGTAGTATGAATCAGCAGAGCCGCGGTCAAAAGGACCTCCATGACGGTCATCGTAGTCAACTCCCTTGTAATCGACCATTTCTTCAACTCCGTTTAAGAAACTGTTGATATCTTCTAAAGATAGTTCTGCGATGTTATCTGCATCAGCCACAGTCAGTAGATATGATGCAATATTCGAAGGAATTTCTTCATGATCTATGTAGTTGTGCATTTATTTCACTTCTCGATTCGTTTTCATATTCTTAATATAATCGATTCGGTCATAAATGTCAACAGAAAAAAGAAAGTTTTTTATTCCTTAACATATCTTTCTAAATTGCCTATGTACTCTACCATAGAATGATCAGAGAAATTATCTATCTTGCCTTTCTTTAGGCCCATCAGCATACCGCGCCAACGATCTTTGACTCTTTGCCATCCTGTCGCATTACGAACATTTCCATATGCGTTCATATAATGTTCTGTACCGTGGTGTCTGTACCCCATAATTCTTAATGGTACACGAGTAACAATATCGTTATTGTTGACCCAGCGATGATGTGTAACTGCCAAACTATCTACATATTTTTTCCAACCTACTCTAGGTGATCCATATGTGTATAGTTCTTCTACTGGTGGAATGCCTTCGTATAAGTGACAACGACTGGCCATAATAGTTGCCATTGCTGCACCTAAACTATGACCACAGAACCACAACTTTTGTTTTGCTGTTACCGCCTGAATATCTTCAAGCACATGTGGCCACAATTCGTCTACCTCTGCCTTAAAGCCACGATGTACACGACTAACTGTTTCTGCTACAACTGGTAGTGCCTGTAAGTCTGCTTTGATATCGTTAAATTCTGTTGGTTGTGTGCCTCTACAAGCAATGACGCAATCGTCTTTGTTTTGAAAACGATATGCCTGTGCTCCGGCAAGATTATAGAATTCAATCGCGGTAAAACCAAATTCTTTCACTTTCTTTTTAACGTCTTTAACGTCATCTGAATAAGCAATCGAAGCAAGTTTAGCGAACAATAATGATTTGTCTTTAAAAGAAAGGTCTGAAATTGCCATAACTAGTCTCCCAAAAATTAAGTAAACTTAAGTAAGACTATTTATCATTCATCATTTTCAATTGCTTTTTCTTTTAAATGCCATAGATAATCTGAAATAAAAATGATTAAGGCCAGAGCTAGAGGTTTAACGAACAGACCGAAAATAAAAGGTATGCCACAAAATAACATAAGTGACTTTAACATATATTTCGAATAGTCATTTACACGATCTGGCCTTATTGGTTTTATCATTTATTTCTTCGACGACCGCGACTTTCTTTCTAATTTTTTAATTCTGTCTTCTAGTTCATCAATTTTTTTGGTGATTTTTGGATACTTCTTTCTCCAAGAATCTTCTGGTTGTTCGAGCCAAGTCCATCCAAATTTAGCAACCAGTGTGTCTAAGAACTTATCTAACTGTGCATAAGCCCATAGACCCGCTTTGGTATCTTTGAAGTATGCCAAAAACGCAGCGCCTGCTAATGAACCTAGTATAGCTGTCCAGATCCACAATGTGTCACCGAATAATCTGTCGATCATATCCCACATAGGTTTACTCCTTAATTGTGACTATATTGAACCCATCCAGTCAATACATATTTAGTGTTACTAATCGGTGGATTACCTCGGTGTACATGCGTATAACCAGCAGGCCATACAATAAGTCTACCAGCTCTTGGAGATATTCTGCCAGGATAATAAAGAAATTCTGTCTCGCCTCCTTCATGTACATCATTTAAATATAACATAAAAACAGCACATCGATCATCATATGCTAGTCCCAGGTCTTCAGTATGCCAAACATGATATCCTTGACCAATGTGTGTTCTTTGATATTTTAAGTGTCGAATGGTTACTCCTGTTTCTGTCAAAATAGGATAACGAGCCGTGTAATCTTGCCAAACATAATTAAAAAATTGATCTAAAAAGAAATTAGCAGTACTAAAGGTTCTTCCCATATCTATTTCAAGAGGCGGTGCCATATCTCCTTCGCCAGTATCATTACGCATACGATCATCTATATTTTGCTGAAGTAAATTTTCTTGAAACATATTAAAATCGTCTTTCAAGTGTTTTGAAACACCGTCGTGTTGCTGACGATTCATACCAAGTCCGTGTCTTTCATATTCATCAAATTCTGTAATAGTTCTCCTGCAATCTTCAATCGACATAAAATCATCATATATTCCTATAAAATGATCCATTAAAGCAAGATTGTCTTTTTTACCCATTACAGTAAGATTTAAATTTTGTTCATCAAAAACAAGTTCTTTAACTTCTGATATTGTATAATCTTCTTCCATTTATTTCTTCCCAATAGATCGCCGTTTTTGTTTTTGCAATAATCTCTTAGCACGAAGACGCTCTTTAGCATCCTTCTGCTCTTTATATATCTGTGTTTTGGCTATCACTTTTGTTTCTCTACGGCGACTTCTTGCTGTCTTGTCTCTCATCATACGATCAGCAAGTGATTCTTTTTCAAATAAAGGTAAAGATTCTTCTAACAAGTTACATCTCCTTTATGTTCTACAACATGCCATCTTTTATGGCCACGACGATATTCTTCTGCTGCTTCTTCAGTATCAAATGTAAGAAGTTCACCATCTTTTTTTAGATAGTCTTTATCATAAAAGATACCTTCTTTTTCACCAATAAGATACATTATTTTATATTTCATTGTCAACACCCTTGATGTAGTATTTGAGCATCCCTATAAGCTTGCCAGTAAGCTTGCATATACTCTTCTTTTGCTATTTCTGCAAGTCTCATCTTACTACATTCAACCCACCTTCTAATGGTGGCGTTATTTCTATATTCTGGAGTTAAATCAAACCTGCCAACGACATATTCACAGGTTTCTTTTCTTTGTCCATGTGGTGATAGATATTTTTCCCATTCCGCCATTGTTGATTTCCTTTTCAGTTTAAGGAATTGAGTGCATCAGCAAACTCCATTCCTGCAAGAAATGCGGCCGCCATTAAAGAAAATATTACAATTGTAAGTTTCATCATCGCCTCATTTCTGAATATGTAGTCTTATCATGAATAACTATTTCACTATCAGTTTCAATCCAAAGTTTAGCGCCACATTTTCTTGGCTTGTCTGGACTATAAACCATCTTGCTAGGCCCAAGAATATCTACAGCACTGCCATACCAAGTTTGACCATTTTCTTCTACACGACACACAGGCAACGTTCTACCATGTTTGTCATTAGATTGTTTCAGATTTTTATTAATATGGATAATGGTCTTCGTCATCGCCTCATCTTTGAAATTGCTTCAGCGTCTTCTTCTGAAAACACTGGTACCATATTGGATTTATGCATCGTGGCAATACCAATAAGTTTACGCTTACCGCTGTATACGTTAGGTTCTTTCTTGGCACTACCAGGATGATAGAATTGGTCGGGGTGGAGGGATTTGAACCCCCGACCCTCTGGTCCCAAACCAGATGCGCTACCAAGCTGCGCTACACCCCTACATTTCGCACTAGTGTTTGTTTGACCAGTTACACCCATGCGTTTTAAAAACTTTGCGTGTTGAATATCGGATTGTATTTGGGCTTTAGTCTTGTTCTTGGGTTTTCTTTTTTTGTAATTCGTCGTGGTCATCCACGGCCCCACAAGATGCATTGACATTAATCCACTCCCATATTGTACCGATATCAAGATTATCGACGGCTTCAGAGAATCTAGGATCTCTTAACCATCTTTCGTATTCTAAATCAACAATCTTCATTTGTCAAGAAGGATTTTTCATCATTTCTTCGAATGCTCGAAAAAAACTAGAAGGATCGATTTCTTTGCGTTTGTCTCTATAGACGCAAAATGCCTGTACTTGTGGTTGTTTCAACATACTTTCTCGTGCAACCATACAAGAGTCCATTGTGTCATAGGTAGCTTGACTTAAAAGATTGCTACCTAGATATGTGATTAAAATAATAGTTTTCATTGAACCATCCTATGGGAAAGATATTCAGTGGCACTATGCCCTAGATCGTTATGGTCGCCAGTTATCTTAAAAGATATTCAGTGGCAGTATGCCCTAGACCATTTAATCTCCAGTTATCTCGCCTCAAAATTACTTAGAAGCGCGGATTAGGCGTTGAACATCGGCGTCTTTGTAGTCGCCAGTAGAAGCCCAATTACGAAACGCTGAACATTCGGTGTAGTTGGCAGCGCAAGTAGCTGCAAGAGGACAACCATCACAAGGAATGTCACGCTTGTTTTCAGGGGTCATTGTGTCGACCTCAACAGAAGCACGTTTGTATTCAAAACCTGTGAATTGGTATTCGGTATTCATTTCGATTCGCTTTCTTTCTTTCATCAATTTATGGTGCATCCTAACAAAAAAAGGACCATAAGTCAACAAAAAACGGCATTTATTTTAAAAATAAAATCCAACGAAATCAAAGATTTATAAATTTTTTTCAAAAAACATGCTTTTGTGGCATTTTTACAACACCTTATCAGGCTCTTTTCCGTTGGTTTTTCCAATGGAAATGATGCAGGCCAACCCATTTGCGAAGAATTCCACTACGGAAAACGAATCGGGTCCTTCGAAAACGGTGACGGCTATTGTATTATCTTCTGACAAACCTATTACATCTTTTTGCGATTCGCCAAATGTTTCTTCCAATTCTTTGATTACAAAATCAGCATTAGAACACATAATCGGTTTCATTGTATCTACAAATTCTGGTGGACCGTGATCGGCCTGTGCAATACATGGTAAAATCGCTAAAATAAAGGTTACCATTAAGATTCTGTGCAATTTTTTAACTCCTCATATCTTTTTCGTATTTCGATGAAGTTATGGATATGATCATCCCGTTTTTCAACGAAAACTTGTGGTTCTGACCCATCGACGGAAATTATGACCACTATTTGAGATACTGGAATTGTTGTCAGTTCTTCGTACATAACCGCATACGCGGATGTTTGCATAAAGTAATTTGAAATCCACTCTTTTCGTTTCATCTTTCTAGATGTTTTAAAATCTATAACAGATAATTTACCGTCAAATTCTGCCAAGCAATCTACTCTACCAGCTGTTTTCAAGTAGTTTGAGTATAGAGGTTCTTCTTGACAGTGTATATTATTTATGTGGGAGTCTAAAATATTTTGAATACATTTAAAGGAAAATATGTTAGTAGGCATCTGACCCTTTGCATAATCAGGATCATTGTTAAGATATCTTTCACAGATAAGATGTACAGACTCACCACGATTCGAAGCTTGTACTAAAATCTTATTTGCTTCTTCTTCGCCTATTCTTTCTCGCCACTGTTTAATACCTTCTTCTTTGTCCGAATCGGCAGATAAAACAGTAGTGACGGAAGGATACCATTCCCCTTTAGGAGATTGATAAAACCTTCCGCCATCTGCATATTTAACTGGCAAGTCTTTAAAGATTGCCTTTGGTGTATGATTAAAGATCAAAAGTCCATTCCAAGTTTGTGTCGTTCAATAATATAAGATTTAACAATTTGACTTCTTACAATGTCATCTTGTGTGAAGTCGATAAAGTCAAACTCTTTCATATTTTCTATGATTCGCATAAAATCACGCAAACCACTATACTCTTTTTTTCGTTCACTTGTCAAGTCATCCTGGTTAATATCACCAGAAAAGACTATCTTACAGTTCTCGCCAATGCGTGTCATGATACTGTGTAATTCCATAGAATTCATGTTCTGCATTTCATCTACGATTACAATACAATCATCTAAAGTAATACCTCGAATAAAAGATGTAGAAATAAACTCTAATATGTTTTTTGTTTTTAAAACATCATAGGCATCACCACGACCATACAACTTATTACATATGTCATAATATGGTGTTTCGTATATCTTTGTCTTTTCTTTTGCATTACCTGGTAGAAATCCCATATCTCTTGAAGGAACTACCGATCTTACGATGTATACTTTTTTATATAAATTTACTTTTTGAATCAAGTCTAATGCGAGATATAAAGCTATAAATGTTTTTCCTGTGCCAGCAAATCCGTGGAGAAACAAATTATATCCTTCATCGAAGGATTCAAAAGCATCAATTTGTGCTTGTGTTAAAGGTTGTATTTTTTTTAATTTAAAATTGTTTGACTGTATGTTACCCGATTTGTCTATTACCCTTTCTTGGCGAAGTATTCTTTTTTGTTTTTTTGTTAGTCGTTCGGGGCTGGCAAGCATGTTGTCTCCTATTTCGTTTCTATAGTGGACCCCCTGTTTGCTTTCTTGATGCCATTTAAAACATCATTAAATCCATTATCAATTCTACCAGTCACAGAGCCGACACCAGAAACAATCATGGGAGCAGAAGGAATTATACGAAGTTGTCCCTTCTTCTCTAGTTGTTTAACTTCTTCGTATTTCATAAGAACATCTGAAACGGTACCTTTGTTTTTACCTTTCAGATATTCAACCGTGTAAGTTGGCATGATTAATGACTATCTCTTTCTTGAATTTGTTCATACATAGCGCGCTGTTTAGTTTCACGCTTCTGTTGAATCTGTTCATCTTTATTATATTTTCTATACTTTTTCTTCCTACGACTATTTTTGTCGTTGTACCCACCGTCGTCCCAGTAATTCTTTTCCTGGCGATATGTCTTGCCCATGGCTAAACACTTTTCTCCTGTTTTTTGATTGTAATAAGATTAGGAAAGGCTTCGTTAATCGTATCTGCTGTAAGACCTTTAATTTTCTTCTTGTCTTTCATATCAATAAGAAGTAGTGCATCGTCTTTATTGACAAGTTCTAAAAGTTCAATAAACAATTGTTCACGCTTCATAGGAAGAACAGGAGTACCCATGCCTTCATAGAAGTACGGAATGCGCTTTGTGTTGGTGTAAAGCATACCATGATCGTCTACTTGAGAAGATGGTGTGTAAGGAGGACTGCCTTCTGGTAATAGACATTTAAGAGTTGGATCATACATTGCCTTTAAAACAGTCTTAAGTGCTCGTACATCGTGTTTCTTTAACCAAGATACCTTTTCGGACTTGGATTTCATTTTGGAAGCTTTGTTTAAAACTTCTGATATTGAAAGTTCCATGATTAAAATTCACCTATATTTTCTAACAGATTTTTCAGTTTGTTGTTCATAAAGAAGTTCATTAGATTGGATCTGCTGATCTTCTTTTCTTCGTTATATTTATCAATAACCTGTTCTTTGATTTTAACAGGAATTTTTGATAAATCAATCAACGCTTCGTTTCTTGTGTATCCGCGAATCGTTTCAGGATCGACCGATCCATTCTTCATGAATTCATCGATTCTTTTTTGCGTCAAAGGTTTTTGTCGTTTTGACATAACAAAAACATCATCAGCACTTAACATATTAGGCACACCGTCGCCGATATCTCCTTTCATAATATGAACCTTGAGATAGTCCGAAGGATTGTCATGACGTATCCACTTCTTACGAATAGGATCAAACTGACTTACATTTGCGTAGGTGTGTAATTGAATATAGTCTTTATCAGCTGATAGAATTAAAATCTTATCATCAGGATCATCAGATGTTAACATCTTACCTTCGATATGACAAATCGTGCCGATGATATCATCAGCCTCTGCTGTATCAATCTGAATTACTTTGTAGGGAAAGAATTCTTTTAGTTCGTCACGAATCTTGTTTAGTACTCGGAATATTTCATTCCAATCAAGTTCTGACTTTTCACGATTCTTCTTACGACTGGCTTTATAATAAGGAAATACTTCCTTGCGCCAGTAGTTCTTATCATCACAACAAATAACAAGCTCACCAAAATCTTTTTTAAACTTGTTTCTATAGTTTCGAATCGAGTTTAGAACCATATGACGAATTAGATTCTCGTCTAATTCGATGTTGTGATGGTTACCAATCTGAGCCATCAAATTGGATATCATCACTTGGTTTAAATCAATAAGTATCATTGCATTACTTTCATAATCATTTTATTTTTTATACCATAACACATTTGTGGATAATTGTCAAGAGTTTTTTATTGCCTCTAAAAATCCACACCACTCATTCCTTCGATTCGCCCAATTATAATAGGCATCAGCATATGTCTTCTGTGCTCGTCCATTAAATGTTCTTTGACGAATCGTTTGAATTGCGTACACCAAATTGTTGTAAAAAACATCAGCGTGTTTATTCATATCTTCTGTCCACTGATACATCTGTGTCATACCAGCACTGGTTTCTGGTAGTGCAGCATAGTTTGGATGTACGCATAAACAACCAGCAGACATGGCCTCCATTAATGAGATACAAGAGGTTTCTTGCCAGATAGACGGATATGCAAAGATGTGAGAAACACCTAGTGCTAATCTAACTTCATCATTTGGCACTGAGCCATAATAGTTAACTTGTGGGTGTTCACGAAGTTTGTCGAATAATTCTTTATACGGTTCGTCTCTTTGCTCCCATCCATAGATTTTAAAAGAACTATAAACATCCAATTGAACTTTATCATCAGTCTTCGCAATAGCATCGAACACTGCATAAAGAACATTTAGACCTCGATGCGGTGTCGTATGATAAATTATTTTGATAACATTATCATTTTTACCAATTTCACTAATAGGATTGATTGCATTTTTCAAAACAACCGAATGTGAATATGGTACGCCTAGATATGCGTTATACATCTGGAGTTGCCAGTTAGAAACAAATACGAGTTTATCATACTTCTTCCAACCACCATCTTTTAGATGTTGTACTTCTGGATCGCCTGGCAAATCATGTAGTACTAAAACTTTTTTCAAATCATTCCGTAGTTCTCTTGGCCTAGAATGAATAATCTGCACACCTTCAAGTAAATCTTGTGGAATAAGTTCGTGCATTCTTGTTGCCATGAGCTCAGTGCCGCCCATGGCATTTTGATTTGTTTCGTTACGAATTAATTCGCCGTTTGTTATTTCCATTTTAGCATACCGCAACCGCTTTAATTGAATCAATACGGAAAGAACGCCACGCTTCCTTTTCCATATCCCACACAGGTAAGACTTCTGTGTTAATCTTTTTGGTTTCTGTTGATTCGGTTTGACGTGCCTGACTAGGGATATGTTCATCCATAAGAGTGCAGGTCATCAGTCGTTCTGAACCATCAGCCTTAGTAAACACAACTTGAATTATATTGTTTCTCGCCAAGAGCGAGATATCTTCACGATTATTCATACTTTTATTACTCCATTCTCTAGTAGAATCATTTCTATGTACTCTTTTGCCTGGACTGCCCCAGCGCCAAGGTTTACGATATACTGAAAGCCGTAAACATTCATCACAAATACACTCGTTTGGAAACTCTTGGTTAGCACCTCTTCCAAAAGGATAGACGAACGGCTTATCATTCGTCAATATCTTTGAAAAAAGAGTTTCAAAACTTTTCATTCATCGCCATCCCCTGCTTTGGCATTCATGAGATAACGTTTTGGACTACCCCAAAGTTCATTTGCTGACACACGCATAAAAGGACGATTCGTTTTCTTAGCCGTATTTTCTACAACCAGTACAACATTCTTTCCTGCACGCCAGGCTCTCAATTGATTAATTCGCCTTGCAAGTGTATTTTCCATATACTCTCGACGACGTTCTTTTGTAATCGCTCTATTGGTGCCAACTTCTCCTTTAGAGACATACTTATTACCTTTACTCTTTTTGCCTTTTGCCATATTATATTCCTCCGTTAATCATGCCAACCATAAACAAAAATACTATCCATTCTTCCTCTGGACGCTCTTTTGTAATTTAGTTTTTCTAAAAAAGAAGCCCCTCGATTCGCTTCTGTTACAACAACTGGTTTAAACTTTCTTATTGTTTCAACAGCGCCTTCTAGGGCTTTCTCTTCATATCCCTCTATATCTAGGTGTATCAAATCACAGTGTTCTAAAGTCATATCATCAATACGATACATTTGTACATCGCCTGGTGCATCTTTGATTTTATGTGTACCTACATTATTTTTGTTGGTATTTTGAATAGTAAACTTTTCTGTTGTATTACCCAAACCACCTTTGGTCTTTACATAACCATCACCAACACAATTTCTATCTAAACAATAAAAGTTCAATTCGTCTGGTTCGAACGTGTAAACCTTTTCAAAATAATTTTTATAGAAACGAGCGTACATACCACAGTTACCGCCAGCCTGTATCACCGCTTTAAATTGTTTTACATGATCCATAAACAAATGATGATCGGCGATCCAATCAAACAAAGGTCCGTCTCTTTCATTACCAAAAGCACCACTATCACTAGTGACCCAGAGTAATTCATCAACGCCTTCATGGCCACATTTTCGATATGATGTAAGTTCTTCAAAATTCATTTTTATTTTACCTTGTTTGTTTCGAATATCCACAGTTTATGCAGAACATAAAACCATACGCCATTGATGCAAGGCTCTATAATTGCGTCTACTGCTGCTAATGTAAACTCTGCACCTGTAATTAAATTGTTGCAGATCATGGCAATGATAATGTGTCCTATGGTGTAAACAATCGCAAGTAGAACACTACTACCACCTATAATGCGTTTGAGAAGTCTGAATATACCAAGTCTGAATTCACTCACTTCTCGATTCCTTCTAATCGCCTATCGACGATGTATTTTTGAATATCAACGACATTTTCTTCCTCAATAATTCCTATAATAATATTTGTTACTTGTATATCCATTTGAATATACTGCATTTTCTCTTGTAACTCAAGAAGTTTTTCCTGATAATAAGCCAATTCTTTCTGTTTACGTTTTCTAACGTTCAGAAGTTCTTCTAACACCAGAATTTTATGGTCGTCTGTCATTGTTTATAAAAAATATGCCTTCCTATTTTCGTAGTGCGTTTTAAAGTATTGCTCCATTTTGGATTAACATAGTCTGCATGATACCACATTGCACCCTTTGAAGGATCGTCTGCTCTTTCTGTGCCATACTCATTCAAAACACGCCTAGCGATTTCAAAACAATCGTCATATGCATCTAAGTCAAATACTTCATCGCTTTTACCATCGCAATACCAAGAAAACTGGCACATGTTTTTAATAGGCACCTGTCTGTATTTATCTTTCCAATGCGGACGGTGAGGACCTTCAAAAACAACATCACATACAGTATTAGGAAATTTTGAACTTTTTACACGGTTCAATACCACATAAGACACCGCTATTTTTCCTCTGAGAGGTTCAGATACCGCTTCATGATATATGTTAAGAGCCAAACAATGAATGTCTTCTTTCGAAGAAGTATCAGAACCATAGACGTTGACGCCGGCTAAGAAGCCGACGCCAAGACATATGATTGTAGAGATAAGAAGCCGCATTAAGCGGCCTCTGCATATTCAACGGCTTTCTTCAAAGAATCTACTTTCTTTTTCTGATTAGCGCCAAACCATGCGCTCTGCATACGAGTATCATTTGAACGACCTGCAACATGATCAGTGAAGTAGGTTACAGCATTGTATGCCTGCCACCAAGTGCCTTCACCATACTGAGCGCCAGGTTGTGTGCTCATCAGTTCACGAACCGTTTCGCCTGTGCGGCTAAGATCGCCAGCAGCACTCTTCTTAGTACCAAACAATTCAGTCAAATACTCGTCAAGTGACTTAGCAGTGTAGCGCTTCGAGCCAAGAAACTGTGCCATTCCACGATATTGATCCAGTTTGCTATGAGCAATACCGAGAGTTGCTTTCACGCTTTCAGCATCGAATGCTTTACGATGGTTCAAACGAACTGCATTGTCAGCCGTTTTGCCAAGTGACAGTGTAAGAGTGTTGTTGCAAACGACTCGAATAGGAGTGAAACGAACATCTATGCTCTTACCATACTGGTGAGGATTGGAGAACAGAAGATAAGACTCTACTGTGTCGCCGTTAAACAAAGTGAAGTTGTCTTCGACCTTTGCAAGAGCCCAAATAATCTGACCGTCTTTCAGTGAACCAGCAGTATGCATCTTCATGTTACCTGCTTCGACAAATTCATGGAAGAATTCAAATGCTTCTGAGTTCTGTACGGGGTTCCAGTTAGCACCAACCTGTGTCAGTACCTTACCGTCAATGTCACGCACAAGTGCTTTCTGACCAGTTGGGATCTTTTCGCCGTTAAACTCTACAAACGAATCGAGTTCTTCGACTCGCCAGTCAAGACCAGCAAGTGCCATCATGTCCATGGCAGAAGTGTCTTCAGGTACTTGGACACCAAGACCATGCCACGGTACTTCACCAACATATGCAAGTTGTGCTTGGCCGTTTACGATTTCAAGTTCATGTGCCATTAGTTATCTCCTTTGGCGTTTCATCATTAATCAATATATGGATCTTACGATATTTTGAAAACAAAGTCAATAATTTTTTGAAAAAATTATGCTTCGTACCAATAAGTTTCTGTTTCGCGTACCAGGTGTTCAGCTCCATCATACTCATCTATGACAAATCTTTCTCCTTTATTAACCCATTCCACAAACAGGTCCTTTGCACCGCCAGTAACTAACCAATCGTTGTCTTTGTATTTTTCTGTAACGAAGGCCTCAATCTCGTCCTCACGATCTTCCAGAACCATCTTTACAACATCAGCGTCAAACAACAGTGCTTCTGCCAACTCTTCATCGACAGTATTCCAGGTACTCCACCCAGCACCGTAACCAGCACTCACCAGAACAGCAATCTTGCCGTCTTCACGAACATATTTTTCAACCATGGTTATATCACCTTTTGTTTTTAAAGAGAGATTCGACGCGCAAACGCCACTCTACGAATTCTTTAAATCCTTCGTCGGTTGGAGTAGTATTGGACTCAGTGCAAAACTCTATGTAAAACTCTCTGTACATTTCGGTATTCATATTACTGACTCCTCTACGATTTCGTAATCATATTCCCACCACTTATCATTGTCTTTTCTATCGAGCTCTTCGATAAATGCTACTGCTTTTTCTTCTGAGGAAAAAAGCTGTGAAAGTTGATAAGTGTTTTGAAATTTGAGATTGGTGCAGTTGATTCGGTATACTTTCATTTCTTTTCTTTCTCGATTCGTTTTCATATTATAAGGATATTCGTTTTGAAAAGAAAAGTCAAGCATTTTTTTTAAAAAAATTTAATTTTTTTTCGATAAGAAAATCAATAACTTATCCGGTAGGCAGGTCTAGATCACCTAAAAATTGGCCTATAATTTCGTCTGGATCTTCTATGTCTAACACTTCTTCCGCTATTAACTGAAGAGGATGGTCTAATCCATAGGTTCGCATAATCATCGACTTAAGCGATTCGACACAGAACATAATATCATTTGCGTTTGGATTGGTTTCGAAATCAATACCAATATCATCTAGGTTTTGAATGATGTTATAGACGATGTTCATTGATAAATCGATAACCACCTTCATTTGATCGTCACGCAAATTGTTTCGAAGCTCTTCGACCGATTGAGGAGGCCTTCGAATATTAGACTTAGGAAACGCAACGATATTATCCGTCTTATCCAATACAATCTTCTGAGTAGGTTTGTTTTCGTCTTCCGGTGTAAAAGTGATTTCGTCCATATCTACTTTATCGCTTTCAGAATAATACAGTCTGTATTGATTCTACCTGGTAAGTTGTTAGAAGATTTTGTACTTAATTCATTGAATAGTTTTTCAATACTCTTAGGTGTTTTCTTCATAATGTCTTTAAGAAATTCTTCTGGTTTTCTCAGTTTCTTTTTCATAGACATTTCAGGATTAAAGTTCTGAAGAGTAGTGCCTTTCAGTGCAAGTCCTGATTCAGAAACATAAATTATGAATTCTTTATATCTAGTATTAAAGACATACAGATAACTAGCATCAATTATATTTATAGGATCAATACTAGCTAATTTGTATTCTGAATCTTCCTTCTTGTATTTGATATTCTTAATTTGTTTATCTTTCGTCATAGGACGAGGTGTGCGTTTCTTACGAGTAGCCTTCTTTGTATTTTCATACAAATCAAGTTCAGATAGAAGGTGATCGAAGAAAGCGATAAACAACTTAATTTGTGTCTTAGTAAGATGTGAGTACCCTTCCAACAAATCTGAAGGACAGTCCTTCTTCGTAAGAGTAACAAACTCTTCACGCATAGGAGCATAGTATTCACGAATAGGTTTGATATGCACCTGTGCTACATTGTTCGATTTTAGATATTCGAAGACTTTAGGAAGCGTCTTCGATGGTTGTTCATCTATCCATTCCTCTAACTGTGCAACGATATCCGCTAACTGTTCACGCATACGGTCTTGTATCGAAGGACGATAAGATTGTTTCTTTTCCTCCTTCTTTTTTGCCTTTTTGGCAGTTTGTTTGCCGCGTTGAATAAGTTCTTGAAAACAATTTTCCATCCATTCGACGGTCTCTTCAGGTGCTTTCTCTGGACCGTTTTTGTCCCAATAACAGTAAGCAGCAATATGATTCTTAGACCAACGCCAGATTTCATTCTTCATAATGGCAGCATAATCCGTTCGACTCTTGTTCGCTTTAAGCCAGTCGTTAATTATCTTCTGTACTTCTTTAGATTCGACTTCTAAATAAAATGATTGGACATACTTTCGATATCCTTCTTTCATCGAAATTTGAGAAGCATTGCCTTTCTTAAGGCGGTCATATGCCTTCTTCTTACGGCGAATCTTTACGCTGAGAGCCATTACATTACTCCATTAAATTAATTTAATCCATCCTAGGATAAAAAAATCCTTTTGTCAAGATGTTTTTAAAATTTTTTTGTATAAATAGAAAGGGTGCGTGTAATGTGTTTTCATAACATAAGAGGCAAGGGTTGAGAAAAATAAATTCACCAGGAAAAGTCGAGGTTGCGGAAAGTCCGCCAGTGGGGTTCTGCTCGACAACACGGTCCAAGTAAAAAGCCGCTCTTCGAAGCGGCTTTTTTATTCTTCCCAAACATATTCACTGTCTTCTGTATAATCGTATACGACATTGTTGTTTTCATAACTAAAAAAGGCAGGAGTTTTTCCTTGAAATCCACTGCCTAAGTTTAACTTGCGGCAGGTTTGTTCTGCCTTATCCCTAGATGAATATCTTGTTATTTTTAACTCATTGTTTTCTATAATATAGAAACCATCATCTTCTTCTGACACTTTATATGACATTATTGAAATCCTTGCCAAAGACTGTTCTTGTTAAATTTCTTTGGTAACTTGGCATCTAGTTCTTCTTCATCCCATCGTTCACCAAAATTGCTTTTACTCATAACAGGTGTGTCATCAACAAGACCATCTTGTGCAGAGGCTTCGACATTATAGAATCTCATTTTGGCTCTATCGATACCTATAACGAATCGTTTGTGCATGTTTGGATCTGCCCATCGATTCTTTAACTGTTTGACCATGATTTGGTTTAGTGACTCTAGTTCTTCTGTAGAAATAAGAGCAAACATAAAATCGGCTGTTGCAGGTAGACCAAACGACTCTGAGGTATCTTCAAGACCAACATCTGAGTTAGTATAACCAGACCGAGTTGTTTGAGTAGCAGAAACGATTGGTACATTGAACTCTACGGCAAGGCCACGAAGTTCTTCAGCAATCGCTTTTACATATGTATAAGAATTTACATTTTGACCATTGCGTAAACGACTCGACATACAGATGTTTAGATAGTCGATATAGATGATATCTGGAACAAAATTCTTTTTGATCTTTAATTCATCGATAAGGTGTCGAAAGTGACCACTGCCAGCAGATGCAGTAGGATATTCTTTGATAATTAGTTTACTTGGCGTTTTATCTTTTAACCTTGAAACTCTACGCTCAAAGATATCTTTAGGCATCATGTTTACTTCGTCGATAGAAGCATCTAATAGATTTGCATCGATTCGTTCAGCGATTCGTTCTTCTGCCATTTCCATGGTAATGTACAATACATTCTTACCATGCATTAGATTTGTCGCAGCGAAGTGACACATAGCCAGAGACTTACCGACGCCTGTGCCTGCGAGAACAATATTCAAAGACTTCTTAGGCAGGCCACCTTTTGTAATTGTGTTTAACAGTTCAATATCAAAAGGAAGTCTTTCTTCTTTCTTATGATAAAATTCATATCGTTCATTCGTATTTTCTAGAAAGTCATGGCCAATATTATTATCAAAAGAAACACCAAGTGCATCAGACAAAATCTTTGGAATTGCACCCTTATCATTGTTCTTATCTTTATTATCAAGAATAACAATAGAACTACGAATCGCATTGTAAACAGCACGATCTTGACAAAACTTTTCGGTATTGTCGATCATCCAGTTTAAGCTATTGCTTTCGTTATAATTTAGGTCGTTGATTTTATCATTGATGGTTTTAAACTGTTCTTCAGTAAGATTTCTTTTTTCTTCGATAGAGAATCGAACAGCATCTTTTGTTGGTATTTCGTTATAGGTTTTAATATACTCATCTATAACTTTGTAGATATTTTTACTTTCAAAACTTTCAAAATAATCTTCTTTTAAAAACGGTATTACTTTCCTTGTGTATTCTTCATTGTATAAAAGTCCTCCTAGAATGAGGGGTTCAATCATTTATTTCCTCCTCGTCTGCAATCATTTTAACATCACCAACTGAATACTTGTGTTTTAGATAATCAACAAAGTCAGTTTCTTTAAACATAGTTAACCAGAAATCTTTATTACTTTGAATATCTTTAGCACGATACTTTTCTTCGCCATCGGCTCGTTGGTACCAACCATTACTTGGTTTTACAATATAACCTGATTCAAGTGCCGAGTCAAGAAGACCTGACCATTTATTAATGCCGCCTTCCCAAGTAACAGTAATAGGAATCTTTGACTTCTCTCTAACATAACGAGACTTTTCAACATTAATAATGAAGTGATAACCGGCAATATCTGCACCATCTTTTTCTTGTTGACGGCCAAGTATCCAAATAGTATCCGCAGAGTAATAGATGCCAGTGCCGCCACCAACAATGTCTTTAGGAAATAAACCAATCTCTTTGTAAGTATGATTGACTGCAATGAGTGGAATATCTTTAAGTGTAAGATGTGGTGTTATCATGCGGAAAAGTGACTTCATTGCCTTTGCACGAGACATGTCAGCAACTGACTTACCAGCTAGTGCGTCTTCAACTTCTTTCTTCGACGCAAGATTACCAATAGAATCGATAACAATACAGACACGGTCGCCCCTCTCAATTCCTTCTAGTTGTTTCATAATGTCAAACTTTAGTTCTTCAACATCAGTAATCGGCGTATGAACAACACGACTCATATCAACGCCAAAGGCGTCAAAGTAGTTCTGCGGTGTGCCGAACTCTGAGTCATAGAATAGAACTGCTCCGTCCTCATACTTATCTAGGTAGGCGGCCGCCATGATAAGAGAGAACGCCGTCTTGAAATGTTTAGACGGACCTGCAAGGACCGTGAGACCAGGAGTTAGACCGCCGTCAACACGACCTGAGAGAGCAACATTTAACATGGGGACTTGAGTAGGCACCATGTCTTTTTTACCATAAATGCGCGAGTTGGTAAGAGTGTCCGTCAACTTGACAGAACTATTCTTCACCAACTTATCTAATAGATTCGTTGACATATATCACCTCAGTGTTGATTAAAAAAATTACCATACTATACTTTGATCGGAAAGTAAAGAGATTTATTCGGTATAAACCGCATCTAATTTATCTCTAAATGCTTCGATCTTTGATAGACGTTCAGGCCAGTAAATGTAGTCTTTTTCTGGATTTGCTGCTAAATTGTTCAACAGTGGTTGAAACATATTATAGAGAGTATTAATCTTATTCTCTAGTGCTTCCTTTTCGGAAGTTGATAAAGTCGCGGCACTGGCAGCTTCTTCTTTCTCTGCCGCAAGTTGTTGTACAATGGCTAATTCTTGTTCTGTGACTGCGGAAAATCCAAAGTCAAAATCAAAGGAGTCTACTGTTGCCATTATTTTACCTTTTTTATTTTAAAAACATATTTATATGATTTACTATCTCAAAAGAGGCGGGGGATTAACCCCCGCCAAGTAGTTTACTCACTCAGGAGTGTCTGCTTACTTCCAAGTGGAATTTTACGAGCTTTCTTTTCTTCTGGAATTATATTCTCTAAATCAACTAGAAGCATTCCATTTTTAAGATCGGCTCCCTTTACTTCGATAGTATCAGCAAGATTAAACTTACGAGTGAAACCACGCTTTGCAACGCCACGATGTAGATAATCTATCTTTTCTTCTTTAGCGTTTGCAGTGATTGTAAGAGTGCTATCCTTATATGTAATGTCAATATCTTCTTCAGTAAAACCAGCTACTGCCATTTCGATAGTAAACTGATCTTCGGAATTACATAGGATATTAAATGGGGGATAATTGTCGACCGGTTTTGCGGCTCTCTCAAGTCTATTTACTAGACGATCAAAGCCAATGAAAAAGGGGTCGTTAAATGCGTGTGCAAATTGATGTACCATGAGTACCTCCTGTTTTAGCAAGGTTATAATAGTGAAGACCCTTTTGGCATCTTCACTATTATATATAGTGATTTTTTATTCAGTTTCAAGCCTGTCGATTAAAAAAATTCGCTTTTTCTTCTTCAGGTTCAAAATATTCTTTGATTGTATCAACTACAATATCATTTGCAAATGGTTTGCAGCTAAATACGTCGAAATAAGAATCGCCGCTGTCGTCGCAGAAATGGGCACAAATGTTTGATGTTTCAATAAGTTGGACCAATGTATATCCAGTCTTATCTTCGCTGCCAAAATGAACTACTTGTGGTTCACCGTATGCTACCATATCGATGTTCTTAACAAGTGCCTTGGCAAAGTTTCTGATATTGTCTGCGTTCTTGATTTTGTCTCGATTGCAGGATTTACAGTCTACAGTTAGATGATAACCCCACGACATTTTTTTACTCCTTTCTTCTTTTAGTGTTCTGAGAATATACATGTCCCAAGATTCTCCTGGAACATCTTTTGTGCCTATTGTTGGCCTTTTATCATAAACAAAATTACTCATTGAGAAGTTTAATTCCCAGAGCCCAATTTTCTGCGGCGTCTTCTACATAACGAATCGATTTGCCTGGAAAAGATTCTGTTTTAAATACAGTATCTTCCTTGACATAATCAATACAATACATAGTTGGCGTTTTATAAACAATTGCTTTTAGTTGTCTGTTTTCATCGTGATAATATTCACTTAGTTCAATTCTGTCCATAATTCTCTCCTTCACTTAAAGTAGACCAATGACAAAAATACTTGTACATAAAATCTATTATCTTATTACACCCTATACCAATGAAACCTAAAACAAAAAGAGCAGCAATCATCTTATCTAATTGTAATTCAGCACCAGTATAGTAAATAAAATTTCCAAGTCCATATTTTGAAGCGACCATTTCTGAAGCGACAAGTAATACTAATCCCATAGAAATGGATAGTCTAAATGCGCTATTTATAATGTTAGGTAAGGCATAAGGAAATATTAGACGACGCAACATATAGGTTCTTGAAAATCCTAGAGCCATAGATGATTCGATCAATCCTTTAGGCACTCTCAATACACTTGAGTATGTTACCATAACAACTGGAAAAAATGTGCCAAGAGAAATAATGGCTATCTTACTTTCTTCTCCTATGCCTAATATGATTAGAAACAATGGTAATAATGCTATCTTTGGTATTGTAATAACAAATTTAATTATTGGAAATAATACATGTCTTGCAATAGAATAGTAACCAATAAGTGTACCTATTAACATACCAAAAGAAGCACCAATTGTAAATCCTACTATCAATCTAAGTAGACTGTAACCAACATCTTTTTGAAAGTTATTATCTACAATAAGAGTTAATAAACAATCAAAAACTATTGTTGGCGGCGGTATTAAACCAGCCGCCAACATTTGCCAAGAAAACAAAATACTTGTGAATGTAATTACAGGTATATAATATTTCTTACTTCTTTTCAAAGACACCAATTGATGAATAATAGTTGACATAATAATCCTCAATAGATAACAATTTCAAATTCATTGCATTGGCGATCTTATCACTATAAATCTTAAGATCATCAGATCGGTCTCTATAGAACTGTCCTGAAGGAAATACCCTTGTGCGAAGTACGATATCATCATACCAATGTTTCATTCTATAAGTTTCGACTTCTGCCTCGTACTTGGCACCTAATACTTTTTCCAATGACTGGAGACATGTTGGTGTTTCATCCCAGCAGTTTAAAATAGATACAATTGAAGCTTCTATAAATCTTTTAGCAACATCTTCGTTTTCTGTAGCCCATTGGGTATTAAGAATAACACCTCGACCAACAGTCCATGAGTTTCTAGATACTAGTGGTGTAACAAAGAAATCCTTGTTTTCTTCTAATTTTAGACCTACAACCAGTCTAGGAATATTCGTTGCAACATATCCAGTATATCCGTCAATCTCTCCTTTCATAAGAGCAACTTCTTTAAGCTTAACTGGAATATTAATAAAATCTGGTTTTACATCAGGCGCTACAATGCTCATGAGCTTAGCCGATGTTGAATTAGGATTAGCACCTAATTTCATACCATTAAGTTCACTTAAATCTTTAATTGGTTTGCGAGTAATTAGAACATCACTACCCACATAATCAACGGGCAGTGCCATTTTAATCTTAGGTGCACCTACTTTATCATTTGTTATTACAACGCTAGAAAAGTCACTGAAACTTGCTTCAGCATTTCCTAAGGCTAGCGCCAAATCAGTCTTCGCTGCGGAACCACCGCTTCCTAAAATTTCAAGATCAATGCCTTGTTTCTCAAAAATTCCTTTTTCTTTGCCAAAATAAATCCATGAATGATAGGACATGGGGCCTACCGTATGTAGAATTCTGACCTTGTCTGCGGCAAAAGAGACAAAGGGCACGGAAGACAGGATCACTGTCGCTATAGCGGTACGCATACTAAACAATTATATTCTCCTTTATTTGCTAGTTCCAATGTTATATTTTGGGACCAATTCCCAATCTTTTTTGTCTTTAAATGGTAAAATTTTAATTTGAGTTAATGGTGCTACTGGATCTTGAACCTTAGAATTATCTACGGTTTTGATTAGGCCCCATTCCACAAGTAGATTGACGATTGTATTTCTTCGGCCTTTATCCTCATCAGAAAACGACGATGGTTTTCCGTCAAGAATAAAAAGCTCCTTGAAGTGTACAATATAGTACTTGCCGCGCTTGTGTAGGATATGACAAGACTGAAACAACTTCTTATCTTTACGAGAAGCAACACCAATTCTTGTTAAGGTTTCTTTGACTTTTAAAAAGTCTTCTTCGTTACTCAAAGTAACTTCTACTAATTCTTCTATCACATTCATTACTCCACTCCACCTTTTTCTTCTTTTTGTTTTAAAAGAGTAAGTTGATCATGCGATAATATATCAAGATATTGTTTTGCTACCCTCTTATTACAATTAAAAGCATTACAAATCAAAGTTATATTATCATCTTGTTCTGACTTAAAGAATTTCTTAAATCTTTTCTTTGGTCGTAAGATATTTATATAATAATAAAACTGTGGAGCATTTTCTAATTCATACAAACGATTCATTTCATTTGCATGTAGAACCGTGTCTGGAAAGTTTGAGAAAGCACGATTCGTTAACCAAGGGTTGTAACCAGCCTCGGCTAACTTATCGTTTTCTGTACCAGACATTAAGTCTTTCTTACTGTAAGATGCTGCTGTGACATAATCAAATGGATTACTCATTTGAATTCTGCTTCTAACATAATCATAGTAAGACATGCTGTTAGGTTGATTTCAGGATCAGCCACAAAAGCATGTTTATACTGGTATTCGCCAAGTGTTACGACGATACCAGGCAAAGACTTTTCTTTCGCATATTGTTTAGACTTATCAAACAACGAACGAAAGATAACAGAAGAATCATTGTCTATATTCTCGGCAACCCATCTACGCATAGCATCAAAGTCTTTTGACTTTAGATGGCCAAAAAGTTCTTTATAACTTTCTTCGCTTAGATTCGTGAGTATACCAGCATCAATACGGCCGCTAGAACCATATCGCTGTAGTTCGTTAAGAACTCGGCGCCAGTCGGGGAAATGTTTCTGTATAACTTCAGCAATAACTTTCTTATCATATTCGACATTTTCCTGTTCAAGAATATATTCGATTCGTTTCATAAACGATCCAGCAATATTTATTCTGTCTTGTTTATGAATTTTAAATTCAACCACAGAACACCGCGATTGAAGTGGATCAATGATGCGGTTTCTAAAATTGCAAGTAAGAATGAACCCACAATTTTTAGAATACTCTTCCATGAAGTTGCGAAGAGCGGGTTGTACTGAATTAGCATTAAGGTAATCTGCTTCGTCTAGTATGACATACTTTCGTCCGCCAGTAAAAGAAACAGTTGATGCAAAGTCCTGAATATAGGTTCTTAGTATATCAATAGATCGACCTTCGTTCGATCCGTTTACCACAATGTAATCACAACCCAACTCTTCACAAAGCGCCTTCGCTACTGTAGTTTTGCCGATACCGGCGCCACCAGATAACAGAAGATTAGGAATATTTCCTTGTTTTACAAATTCAACGAAATGCTCCTTGATCGAAGACGGAAGAATAACATCATCTATCTTCTTTGGTCGATACTTTTCGACCCACAAAAAATCTTCTAACATAACAAAGCCTCATAATATAAAGTTCAAACATGTAGTATACACTACTCAAAAAGATTTGTAAAGACTTATTCAGTCTTTTCTGGCTCTGCCTCTGCTGGAGTTTCTTCTGCATTCGCGGCAGGAGCTTCCTCTGTGTCTGCAACAGGAACGGCTTGTTCAGCCTGTGCTGCCTGGCGCCTTTCAACAAAGTCTTTTACATACGCCGCAAACTTTTCGCGTATCGATGAAACTCCGGCCATTTCTTCTCCACGAATTGCACCACGAGTGCTGCAAACATCGATGATCTTAACTACAGCATCAAAGTCTTGTATCGTGATACTCGGTAAGTTTTGTTCAGTCATTATAAATTAACCTCCAAAATTTGATAGATTTGATTCGACAGCAATCCAATAAGATACACTGTCATTTACGAAACGGGCTAAACCCTTTGAAGAAATACTAACGCGATAATCTGCATTAATTAACTTCATATTCTCAACCTTCATTACAAGATTGAAATTCCTATTTAATGTGTTTTCTCCGATTGTTACGCTATAGGTGTGTGAAGTACTATTCTTAGAGTCGATTGCCTCAAGAACAATATCATCATCACGACCAGTAAATGAAACATAAGGGACATTTAGAATACCAGCCGCACGGAGAACCTTCTCAAGATGTTCTTTCTTAAGTGTAAGATTTACCTCACACGCAGGCATGTCAATATCTTTCTCAGGCGGTTGAATAATCATTGATGTATCTGTAAGATAGTAGTTTACCTTGTTACGATTCGTATCACTAATTGTGATAGACTTTTCGTTAAAGGCAAACTGCGGTTCGTCAAACAACGAAACAGTTGCAAGAAACTTAGGTACATCATAGATACCAGCAGTCGAAGGAATTTCATTGTCAATACTAGCAGAAGCCATGATTGACTTTGTATTTGAAATTACCTTAATTTGTTTGCCGGGTTTTAGAACAATCGATGGATTGATTGCACTAAAGTTCTTCAATAAATCAATAGTCTTTTCACTAAGCATAATATATTTTACCTCTTTCTAGATTTTTTGCGTTCTGCTCGTTGTGCAGCGCGCTTTTGTTGACGACTCATATTATTACTTCTTCCTAACACTTTGTCAACAGTTTTTTGAAGAGCTTCTTCATTACTTTTTTCTGTCTCTGAGCCAAGTGTTAATTGAGGAATTTCTGCTGCTTTTTCTTTGTTTTGATAAAACTTTTTGCTTGACTCTTGTGATGCAGTAGGTGAAGCACCAAGTACACCAAGAGCAGCCATACTACCACCAAAGACATAAGAACCCATATGCTTCAGTTCCATCCATGGACACATCCAGACTTTCATACCAAGTTTCTGTACATTCTGACAGAACATGTAGTCTTCAGATAGATATCGTCTTGATTCTGGATCAATGATACAATCAAAGTATGCCATAATCTCACGACTACCATCAAAAGCGTCTGTACGAATATGATCTGGTTTGTAATGATATTCTGGATAGGCCTCTTCGTACTTTTCAAAAGTAGCACGAGGTATCAACATGAAACCAGTGCCAGCTTCTAGTACTTGAACAGGTTCATCTACACGGAAAGACCTAACATCTTTTGCTGGGTTAAACACATAGTCGCCAACAAACTGTTCTAGAACAAAAGGATTGGCGTCTGCAAAACCGCGTTCAACTGCCTTCTTAACCTTCTCCCACGAGATAGACTTCTTAGGATAAGGCCCAGCAATGATATCAATGTTATCTGGATCTTGTGTCTGAAGATGCAACATGGCATAAATGTCTTGAGCATTAAAACCAATGTCAGCATCTATAAACATTAAATGTGTAAAATCACTCCGCAAGAATTCATCTACACAATAGTTTCTTGCACGAGTGATAAGTGATTCGTTAAAGAGATAATAAAATCTAGTCTTCATACCATAACGACTAGAATACATACAAAAATCATTTGTAGACTTTGTGTAAAGTCCAGCGCATTGTCCGCCATACATTGGCGTCGCAACCATAATACTGTAGTTTTCTCTTAAGTGTGCAAAATCAAGCTCTAGTTTCATTAGAAAGTTTTCCTCTCACTTCACTAACACGTTCATTCAAAACACTGATCGCTGTGTGAATATGGCCTGTATCTTCAGGTCGAAGTTTGTTACTTAAGATACAAATCTCTTCCATAAGGAAGATTAGACGATCAACGTCCTTTATTTTAAATTTTTGTTCCATCGCTTTCTCCATGTTGTAGGTCATGATTATGTAGGGCAATTATAGCATAATGAATGACTTTCATCAGGTCATTTTTGTTATAACCATCCTTGCGTCCATATCGTTGAGCATACTTCATAATGTTACCAATACAAAATCCTTCACCATGACCACTGTCGATGATGAATTCAGTTGCTTGATATTTATTCTGAGAATAGTGCTCACTGTAAGTACCATCAATATATTCTTTGAGACGAGCTAGTGTTTCGCCTTCGTTGTATTTATACTCGATCATAGTGTGTTCTTCCATAAAATTCAGTTGCTTTTAGATTATTTGTTAAATGGAATAGATACCAACAACAATTGTCTTTACCAGTTGATGCAGAACCTTCTATCCATTTGATTCTTCCTATACTAACAATTTTTTTCAGATTTGGCAAGTGATTTATGCTTTGTTTTGTGTGCATCCAATCAGCATCAAATAGCAACCAGGTCGGTGCAATACTTGATAAATGTTCTATAAGAGGGTGCAATAACTTACGATTCCATGGTGGATTTGTTATGAAAACATCAGCACCATTCGTATCTTTTATATCGAAAACATTTCTTTCTGCAATGAAATCTGCCTGTGGCTCTATGTCAGATTGCCAGACACATGTATGGCCAAGTTGTTCTAAATGCTTTACAAGTCTACCATCACCAGCGCAAGGTTCAGCGAACTTAGTATTTTCTTTTAAAAAGTATTTAAGTGGTAACACGGCTTCAAAAGGTGTAGGATAGAAGTCTCGTTCTACCCTTTCAAATTCACTTCGTTTTCCCATTGGTTTTCCTTTTTAAAAACATCAACAAGGAGTTGGATTAGAAATTCCAATCGAATTGGAGTTGCTAATGAAATTCCTTGTTGATGTTATTATTGTTTGATTAAGCAGTTGGAGAGGAAATTCCAATCAAATTGGAGTTACCAGTGAAATTGCTTAATCAATTAAAAAAACTTTCCAAATTAGATTTAGGCGTGTTTAAGTAATCACGCATTGCTTTAACAGTCTGTTCATAAGCAATACGACAAGTGTTTCTGATAAAATCTTTAAGCTCATGGTGTTCAAAATTTGATTCATCCATATACTTGTTATCATAAATGTTTTGAAAATAAATTTTAGAAAATGATTTTATTCCATGATGATAAAACTTTGGACGAAGAAATCCGGGCTTCATATGAAAACCAGAAGATACCATTCCAAACTGATCGATCATTTTAAATCCAATCGGTTCGTTTGTCAATGGATTTACATATCTATTTCCATCTTGATCAACCAACAACATCATACAAGAAACGTATTGAGTATCTTTAGACGGACTCTTCCATTGACCTTTTTTATTTTTTTCAATACCAAGAACATCTAACAATGAAAGTTTAATATCCTCGCCATTAAATTTTTTATGTGCATACGATACCCCATTAACGATTTTAGAATGTTTGACATTTGAATTATGATTTTGCAATCGCCTAGCAACAGCATCAATACAATCGGGGTCATAGGCAATTTGACCAGGCACAGTCTTTTTATATGGCACATCTTCTGCTGATACAATAAGGGATGCTTCTTTACATTTTTGTTTATAAAGATTTCCTGCTGTAAGTTTGGTTAAGTTTTCTAAATCTATCTCTTCTTTTGGATCATGAAACTCAACATTCTTTGGACGTAATGCTACATCCCAAACATGCGGATGATTCTCAATTGCTTTAGCCCATGTGAGAAGATCAACTTCATCAGTCTTTTCTGCATTCGTATAGTATAGTTTTCTCCATTTGTAAGTTGATTTTTCTGGCAAAAATCTCAATTCAATACCACGTTTTTCACACAATGAATAAAATTCTCTGATTTGTGTTTCATCTTTCCATGATTGTGATGCAGACCACTTAGAAATTTTTGAACCATGTGCGGCTTCAATCGCTAGGTCTCCTGGTTCTTTCATCCACGTAAGTAATCTAAATTCATCTAATGAAAGATTCATAATAAATTCGTCTTTCATTCTATCATATATGTGATATTTTTTACCGCCACAATCTGCAATATACCTTGGCGTCATTATAAATTCCTTTCTAAGGAGTTAATAAAGTACAGTAAGGAGTTAAGTGAAAAATTCCAATCAAATTGGAGTTATCTCATAAATTCCTTACTGAAATTGTTTGATTAAGCAGTTAAAAACAAAATTCCAATCGAATTGGAGTTATTCGTGAAATTGCTTAATCAAATTCACTATCTTCCTACCTGTGTTAGATATTTCTCTTTTGTTTCTTCCCAATTCATGAAACAAATATCATCATAGAACAAAGTTTCATTTAGATTTGTTCTATCGTTTTCTACCAAGTTCTTAATACGCTTTGACGCATACTTGGTCTTCCAAAGATTTACAAGATATTCGACGCTTGTATCAAAAGACTTTACAAGTTTCGAATCGTCAATTTCTCCTCTTAAATACTCACATGTATTATTATACAAAGGAGAGAAATAGATACCGCGATGGTGTTCAGAACGAATAATCTCTTTAGGAATATTTAACTTAGAAAATGCACGACTGCGATAGCGATTACGATGGTCACGCTTCAACATAAGACCGTTCTTGTTCTTGGCCACATAATGTAGAAAATATCTTTCTGTATCATGCTTCTTAAAGAAACGAAGCATTTCTCGTTCTACACTCTTCGTCATTTCATATGTCAAAGAACCAGAAGAATAACCCATTTTCTTCCAGTGTTTTAGATTGTCGTACTGACTTAGACCGCCTGCCTTTGATTTACCATAGAGACTGGTAGTCGTTACAGATACCAGAGTGTCACCGTAGTTTTGTTTCCATTGATTTTGGACAACATCGGAAAGACAAAGTAAAGCGAGAAGTTTACCGCCTGTATAATTAAAACCAAGAGGCTGGAGTGGTACAATAGTAGAACCAATACAAGTATGATTTAGTTTGCCACTCTTTGTTTTAAATTCACGATCCCAACCAATGTAATTATCACGAGGCGTCAAGTCAATAAAATCGCCTGTAATGCAAATAACACCAAGATACTTACCAGTTACTCGGTCACGAATAATATAGTGCATGTTACGTCCGATGTTAGAATTGTTCTTCATCGTACTTGTAAACGTGCGTATGCAGTTCCACTTATTGATAGTGGATCCTGCACTTACATTCTTGTTAAGACTGTTTTCATCAGTATAGACCATTTCGATATCAAGTTTGTCGAAATCTTCTGGAGACTCTGGCATCCAGATATTGGTCTTACATTCATGAATTAGTTTGTGGTGTTCTTCATTCGCAAATTGATACTCTTCACCGAAGAGAGTATTTCTTTTCTCAGAAGGATACCTCTCATGTATTTCAAGATACTTCTGATAAAGTGTATACTCTTCAACGGTCATTTGACTTACATTAGTTAGATCATCAATGATTATCTGACGTAAGTTAGATTCTTCCAAAACATCATCTTCGATTGGATCTGTAGCGAGCCAATCGTCATATTGTTTCTTTACGAAATCTTCTTCAATCATCTAAAAATGCTGCTTCCTGTTCAGCGAACCAATCGCCAAGTTTATATCCCCAGTCTTCGTTATAATCATCGGTCTCTTCATCCCAGTTTTCACATCCAATTACATCTACATAATTTTCAGCTTCAACTTCTTCTTCATAAACCTCATCATGATATAGACCATAAACACCAACAAAGTTAGGCATTTCATCTTCATACTGAACCCACATACGAAGGTCAGGCGAATTAAGTGCCTTTAATGTTTCAAAAACTTTATTGTAAAAAGGAATCGGTGCCGACCAGGCAGAGACAGTAGAAAAGTTGTCTTCATCTACATAATCAAAATACATCCACTTAGGACCGATATTTGCAAAGTACCAGGCGTGGTCTGGTGTGTAGTCCTCATAAAAGTACTTAATCTGATCTTGTTCTTTGTTTTCTCCATCAATTTCTGAAAGACCATCAAGAAACTTTTTTGCTTCATCAGAAATGTTTGAAAAACTTACATATGATGTTACATGATTAGCCATTGTATATTACCTTCTTTAAGTCTGGTTGCCAATAGTTTGGTCCCTTAAGAACCTTACCGTCTTCACGATAGATAGGTTTACCATCTTCGCCAAGTTTACTCATGTTACTATTATGCACTTCTTCGAAGCATTTGTCAAGAGGAATTCCAAAAGAATGTCCTGCGCCATATACAACATAAAGAAGGTCTGTGAGAGCGTCCGCGACCTCAGTAAGATCGCGGTTGCCCATTGCATCAAATAGTTCATTTAGTTCTTCTTTGATCAAATCGTATCGCATTGCCATTGTATCTATGTCTGGAAACTCAGGCGATGTTTTAACTTCTTGTCCAAAGGTGTTCATGAACTCAGCTACTTTTTCAAAATTAGTTGACAATTATCGATTCCTAATTTCTTCTTTGCGTAAGAATTGCTTTTCTTTATTTTTTACATCTTGTCCTAAGAAAGCTTCGATGCGCCAAGGAAAAGTACCAGTTTTGTGAAAAAATTCGACGGACTTCAACATACCTCTTTCTAACCGCTCAAACTCTCTTATTTGTGAAAGTCTTCTAGCTTTTAGAGACTTCTTCTTAGTAGGCGCTTTTGTATGATTCAGAAAGTAAGAAGGTTTTCCTGTCTCATCAAATCTTTTTAGGGCGTTTATCAAATACTCATATTCATATCCCTCTAAAACTGTCCATCCAAACTCATCTCTGTCGTGGTCAAGGTTGCCACCCCATGCGTAATTTCTACCTTCTGGATTTGTTTGTAAGAATGCTTCTAACTGATCAGACGGATATGTCTTAATATCTTGATATGCTCCGTTTCTATTTACCACCTGTCTTACAATTTTAGAAAAAGTAGCTGAATGAAGATTGTCCGTATTTTCATGTAAATACGCTTTAATTTCCTCTTCAGTATTCTTTAATTCTTTAATTTGAATTAAATAACTTAAAACATTGATTAAGTCTTCAGCGGTGTTTGACTTTTCAGGAGAATGGTCATTTTCTCTAATCTGTAATGACGTAGTTGCCTTTTCGCTAGAAACACCATTTAAACCGATTTCATAGATATCAAATATCCATTCAACAGCGTTCATTTTTCTAAGCGCTTCAAACCTATGCGCGCCAGCAAGAAGTTCATATTCATAATAAACACCATTTACCCACTGAGGCTTACGAACAACAATTGGCGGGCGTTTTGAATAATCAATACCCTTCTGCATGGATTCTGATAGCTTGTTTATATGTTCAGCATCTAATCCCTTTTTTCTAACCTTGTTTATTGTAGTACCTGTTACACTCTGAGGTACATATACAGTTGACAAGTCAATTACCTTTGTTTCTACATAGTTAGAACCTTTAGAAACAATAGCTACTCTAGTTAGTTTTGTAATATCTAAATTCATTTTCATTTCCTTTTCTAATAGACGACCAGGAGCCAAATGCAACCTATTGATCATCTACATAATGTTTTTCAGTTTAAATTATTGTGGTTTTGGTATTGTCGGTTCTGGCCAACTTCTACCTTTTTCATATGCTTCAGCTTCTATTAATATTTGTTCTCCTTTCTTACGATCTTCAATGCCTTTTTTACATGCTTCAAGAGCACCAGGATTACCAACATATTCTTGACACGGTCCTAAAATTGGTTGTAAAACCGGCCGTGATTCTTTCGGCACAGGACGATAGTGAGCACCTATCGCAACTTCACTATCTTCACTGCCCAAACAACCACTTAATAGTAGTACTGTCAAAGATGTTAATAAAACCTTTTTCATTGTGCGTTCTTCAAGAATTGGAGCGGGCGGAAGGAATCGAACCCCCGTCATGAAATTGGAAATCTCAGGTAATGCCACTATACGACACCCGCTTGATTGTTAAGTTAATATACTACATCGAACGCATATTGTCAACACATTTTTAATTATTTTTTACAAATAAAGCTGGTAAAACACCAATATGCGTTCATAATGTAAATTTCTTTAAAACCGATACTTCTTAATGTTTTTAGATACCAGTCAACATCATGAATAAACATAACATTTACTAGGCTCTCTGCTTTTTGTTGTATCTCGTTTTCAGATACGCCTTTTCTGGATTTAAACTGGTGATAAAATTTTAAAGGCAATTCATCGTTACTGGTCTTGTCTGTTAAGATAAACAAACCATTATCAGATAGTCCATCATAAACAGATTTTAGATATTCTATTTTGTTTTCTATAAAATGTAAAGTCCAATTCATTAATACTACATCATATATTTCCTTCGGAAACTTGTCAGATAGGTGTAAAGTAAAGATTTCAGAACTACACTTATCTAATAACGCCGCCGAAATCATTGCCGAACTACTGTCTACACCATGTAGATTTGTAAAGCCTTGTGACTGTAATCTACTTAAAGTTTCGCCGATAGCACAACCAACATCTATAATTTTTATATCTTTGTCTAAAAAATTACAAACATCTATGCATTGATCAATAACAGCATCATAATTAGGTATGTGTTGTTTAGCATGTGTTTCAAATATGTTAGCCACAGTATCATCAAATTTCCACATAACCTAATGCTTCTTTCGTATCTTTGTATTTTTCAAATCGTTCACCAAATCGGCCAGTAGCAAAATATGTTTCTGGCAATTCGGTTTTTAATAAATCATACACATTGGTATCT